GCGTCTTTGCAGTGGCGGCGGTTTGCTGCGCCAGCTCGCCCGGAACGCCAGCGGCAGAAGCGATGCCCTTCTGGCGGTTCATGAAGTCCTGCACCGGGTTGATGATGCCAACACCGGCATTGGCGTGGTCGAACGCCGTCTGCGCGCCGGCGGTCGTGCCGCCCATAGCGTCTGCGCGATTGCGCATCAAGGCCGCCGCGCGCCAGCTTTGGCTGCCGACTGGGCCTGCTCCATTCTCCGCGCGCATAGCCCGATTCTCGGCCTGCTGCTGCGCCCACGATGCGGCGGCGACGCTACCTTGCGCCCCGCTCGCTGCGGTGGCGGCCTGCTGACGCTGCGCCTCCTGAGTCGCCATGGCTTCGCGCTGCGCGCCGTAGTAGGCGTTGGCCTGTTCTGTGGTCATGCCCGGCTGGTTGCCGGCGACAGCGGCCGACACCGGCCCCTTGGTTGAGTCTGGAGCCTGCATGGTGTACGTCTTGTTTGGGTCTAGGCCAGCTTTTGCCGCCGAGCCGGTACCGGCGGCCGGAGCATTGTCCACCTGCGAACTGGCAGCATCTTGGTCGGCCTGTCCGGGACCACTGGTCCCTACTGGAGCCGACGGTAGCTTGGATTCATCTGGGGTCTGGCGAGGAACGCCGGCACTTGCGTCCACCGTAACTGCGGCAGGTTGCGCTTGCCCGGTAAATGCGCCGCGCATAAAGTCATTAACCCCCTGCGCCGCACCCGACAAGGCCGGGCCGACGGCATTACCAATAGCCCCGCCCATCCTATCCACCATTGCTCCGGGCGCGCGCATGGCGTTGCCGACAGCGGCGCCGGCCGAACCGGCGGTGACTGGCGTTGGCGCGACAGCGTTCGGTTGAGCCATCGGCCCAAGATTGGCGTTTCCTAGGGCGGTCATGCCAGACCGATTGGCCTGTCGCGCCGCTGTCTGCTGGGCGTATTGGGACACCACACTTTGGTTGTCCGGCTGCACGCCTTCGTTGTCGCTGCCAGACGGCGCGGCGCTGATCTCACGGTCGTTTATCATTGCGTCCCTTACGATGCGGTGGCTGTTGTGACGTTCGATGCCAGCGCGTTCATGCCAGACAACGCGGCCTGTCCGAGGGCGCCGTACTCGCGCCCGATTGTTTGTGCAACCTGCGCCAGCCCGGTGACCCGGATGATGTCGAGGTGATGCGATTCCTTCATCTCTTCGAGGATGATGTTGGATTGTGCGATGAGTGAGCGCAGCTCGACGTCGTACACGGCCACCTCAGACTTCGACTTCTCGGCGATGGCTTGGGCCTTGGCGATGAACGCCTCGATGGTCGCCTTGTAGGCGGTGACGTCGATGCTGACACCCTCTACCTTGGCGTGCTGGAGCGCGGCGTAAGCCTCAACCTGCGCTCGGTACGTGTCGATGGCCGACTTGTTTGTGGAGATTTGCGCGTTGATGGCCGCTTCTCTGCCCTTCACCAAAGCGACGTAGGCGTTGGCTGCTGCCTCGTATTCGCGCGAGTGGGCCACATTGACTTCCATGCGGGCCGTCTGGCCCTTGACTGCGGCCTCGTAGCCTACCCACTGTGCGGAGTACGCATTCACCTGAGAGCCGAATGCTTTCACCTTGGCGTCGTACAGTTCGACCTTGATGCGCTCCAGACCGGCTAGCGAAACGATGGCGTCGACCTGAGCGCGGTAGACGTTGGCCTCGGCCTGCACTGCGTTGATGCGCGCGGTGTACGCCTCGACCGCTGCCTTGTCGACCATCGCCTGCGCTTCGAGGCCGCGAACCGTGGCTTCGTAGGCGTGCAGGACGGCGAGGGCGCCTTCGAGCTGGGCGCGATAGACCTGAGCGTCCGCCTCATAGATGCGGGCCTGAGTCTCTGCGTAGCGGGCGGAGACATCGAATGCCTTGACCACGGCGTCGACCACTCCGCGCGCGTACTCCACCGCCTGACCGTTGATGCGGGCCAGACCGTCGTAGTAGGCGAGCGTAGCGTCGAGGGCGATCTTGCGTAGGGCGCTTGACTTCTCGACAGCGAACTGGAGGTTGGCCTGCTCCATCTCCGCGATCTTGATGTAGATTTCGGTGGTGACCTTGCCGCGTTCCTGCCACGCCTGCTGGTCAATGTCTTGCTGCTGCGACAGGAGCATGGGCGACGGCATCGTTAGGCCGGTGCGGGCTGACTTGCCTGCCGCCTCTGCCGACGCGCGGCGCTTTTCACCGGCCGTCTTGTTTACGGCACGGTTGTACATGGCGTCCTGCACCAGAGGCGTGAGGGCCGTGCCTCCGGCTAGGTACGTGGCCAAACGAGTTTCGATAGCGGCCATGCCAGAAGCAAACTGCGGAAACTTGGCGGCAAGGAACCCATCGAGCTGAGCGTTTGCGGCCCCGACCATGATGGCGGACGAAGACGAGAAGGAGGATTCAAACGTGAGATCGAGATCGGTAGGAGCGACCGCGTCAAAAGACGGGCGGGTGCCGAGAAACTCTGGCGCCACATACGTCGGCGCTGTCGGGATCGTGATCTGTGTGAGCGTCGGAGCGATGATGCCTTTGATCTCAGTCTCAAGGTCCGGCATCGCAGGGATCGTTGGCAGCGCATCAATCGTCGGTATTCCGGAGAGGAGCGACTCATCTGGCGTCATCCCACTTGGCAGTTGCGGATCGTGGTAGTCGAGGTCTGCTGGCGGAGCGGCCGGATCGGTTGGCGCGGAGAACGGTGACACTGCTACCAGTGTCGGAGATACGCCGGTGAAGGTGTCGGGGGAGAAGTGGCTACCCTGATAGTCTGGCACGTCTCCCGGGTCCCCCGGCGCCGGCGGGTCGATGACCCACTTCAGATTCTTGAGAGGGTCTGACGAGATGGTCTTGCCGAGACCGTTGAGTACGTTGATGGCGCCGTCCATCGCCGCCACGCCAGCCGCCAGCGCGTTGCCGGCGTACTCCTCGGACTGGGCGATGATGACTGCTGCGTCGGTAACTGTTGCCATTAGGCTGACCTTCTCAAGACGTCAACTTCCGGCGACAGCTCCTGAACCTCGAAGTCTGCGCCGTCAGTGTTGCTGATGGTGTAGGCGAGATAGGTCGCCTCGATCCCTCGACCGACCTTCATGCGATACTTCCGCGCGCCGTTGAGGGTATATGTGTACGAGTACGCGTCGTCCTCGATCTCTGATGAGGTGACGTCCAGTGAGAACGCGCCGTCCATGCGACCACCAAGCCACAGGCTGCGGGCGCGCTTGAGCGTCGGCTCCCCGACATCTGACTCACCGGTCTTGAAGACCGAGACGATAGGGGCGCTCGACGGCAGGGTGTCCTCATCCATCGTGAAGATGCCCGTCGGCCCGACGCCGTAGTAGGCGTTGCCGAAGCGGCCTAGCATGATGAACGGGAAGTCCGTGTAGTGCGACGTCGCGAACTCTTCGAGGGCCGGCACTTCCTTGTCCCCAAGGAACGTGACCGAGTACCCCTCGTAGGTCGGGGTGACGTTCTGGTATCCGTGCGAGACGAGGCTGAACCTGCCGCGCATGATCGCGCGGCCGTCGTTGACCGAGCGCGCGATGACGAGTCCACCATTGACGACGGCGAAGTTGCGCTGAGTGCCGGAGGCCGTGACGATGTAGTGGTGCGGCTTGATGCCGCCAACGAACTCCCCGAGGATGCCGGCGCTTCCTGTAGCCGTGACGACGTACTGGCCGCCGGTCTTGCCACGGAACTGTGCGCCACCAAGGCCGAGCACTGAGTAGTCGCCACCGTAGGTGAGGTACGCGCGTCCCATCTGGGTGCCGGTGCCGCTCGCCATGAGCGACTGCTGCCACCCGGACAGCTTGCCGTAGAATTCACCGAGTGAGGTAACGGTGCCTGACGCAGACAATCCGTACGGGGTCTGGAAGGTGCCGCGATACTGTGCTCCGCCCTGAGCATTGAAGCTGTATCCGGAGAGCTGGCCGAAGAAGCCGTACTCGATGTCGACGTCTTGATGGCCCTGCGCGAATAGACCGTACGTTGCGTTGACGCCGTCCCCAAGCTGCCCGGCGAACCAGCCATATGGCTGCGTGTTATCAGTCGAGAACCCGGCCAACTTCTTCAGCTTGCCGTACGGCTCGTAGAATGTGGTCGCGCTGTCGGCGCCCCAGCCAGACAACGGACGCAGAGTAGCCTGAACGATGGTGAAGTTCAGGTTGTCAGAGTAGGAGAAGTCAACGACCTTCGGAAGGTACGCCCCGACAATAGCGAACTGGGGAGCGAGAAGGCCGGACTCCGCATGGCCGGTGACCTTCTTGATGGCGGCTTCGCAGTCCTGAACGAAGCCGGCCTCGATGTTTGGAGTGCCGCCTAGCTTCTTCAGCGAGCCAGATGCGGCGCCAGTGAAAGTGACGACGGCGCTGCCTACCAACTTCTTCAATGAGCCGTACAGCTCGTAGCCAGTGCCGGCGCTATCGGAACCCCATCCGAACAGTTTCTTCAGCTTGCCGCTGGAGACTTGGCCGATGATCGTCTGGTGAGTGATCGTCGTCGTGAGCGCGGCGTTGACGATGGAGTCGCCGGCCATGTAGAGGCAGCCGTCGGCGACGAGCGTGCCGGGCGCAGGCACCGTGCTGGTGTAAAGCAGCGTCGAGTTCTGGAAATACTGGATCGTCGCGCCGACACGCACGACGCGGAACACGTCTGTCGAGACGTACGTGCCGCCAGACAGGACGGAGAGGCCGGACTCCCTGACATCGAAGACGCCGCTGTGAAGATAGAATCCCCACTGGAGCGCTTGGTAGCTGCCTTGCACGTCGGTGGTCGCGAGGCCGGAGACGACACCAACTACTTTTGACGGGGCGGTGAACGAATACTCGCCGTCTCCAGTTAGGTTGCCGATGCTGACGGCGCCAGAGTTCCAGCCGATCTGGAAATTGTATGGCGTGGCAGCGCTGCCGGGCCCGCTTGGCGAAGGCGGTACTGCTGGCACCGACGGGTAGCACGTTCTGGTGGTCACCGGGTTCGTCCCGATGTAAGTCAGCACGTCTACATAGGAGCCGCCGGTGTAGACACGCGTCAACTCGTACTGCGGCACCTCGGTTACCGTCGTGATGCAGTATGCTGGCTGAGCCGGGGTGCCCGGGCTAGCCGGTATTCCGGTGGTTGCCGGCAGTCCGGCGATGCCGAGTTTGGTTAGGATGTCGCTCACGAGTCAACCTCTGCTGACTTGATGTAGTCGGTCCAGAACTGCGGCGTGGTCAGTATCGGGTTCAGGGCCAGCGTGCCGACCACTGATCGGCCGGATGTGCCAATAGTTCCGTTCAGCGCACCGGTGGCTCCTGCCGAGGTCTGTGCGTAGTCGGCGGCGGCGATGGAGGCACTGACGGAGGCGAAGTACGCGGCAGCGAATCTCTGCGTGAGCAACGCGTTGAACGTTACCGTGCCGCTGTTTTGGTAGCGGCAAATCTGAACGATGGTCGCAGATGGGTGCGTTGACGTCACGCCGGGATCGGTCATCGTTGTTGATGCGGTGTTGGACTGCCCATGCTGAGCGCTGCCGCCAGTATCGACCGGAGTGGTCGGATCGCAATTCTGGTAGGACATGGCCACTGCTTCGTACGCATCTGAGCCGCTGTCTGCCCACGTCCACGTCTCGGCGCCGGTCGCAAGTCTGGTGTAAATCTCGGTGATACCGATGGCCCCGGCGCCAATCTGCGACGCAACGCCTGACCACTTTGTCCATCCTGACAGGGTCGTTAGCGTACCGTTCTGCGGGTACGTGCGGCCTATGGCTACGATCAGCAGGTCACCATTCGAGTAGGTCGGCGGAGTAACGACAATGGACGTCGATGCCGCGCCTGTTGATCCAACGGCGTTGCGCAGTGACGGGTTGCTCATGTCACAACCAGAGTCGGGGTAGAGAACGCGAGCCTGCCGAAGCTCTCGGCCGGAATGGCGACGTTACCGACATAGGCCGGCGCTGACGCCCATAGAGCATCCATCGTCTGGTCGAAGAGGTTACGCCCACCAAAGCCGGCGAGGCTGTTGGTGTTTTCGGAGCCATAGGCAACGCTTCCCTGTTCGGGAGCGCCAGTGATGTATGTTGGGTCATGGATGTAGTAGGTATCCCCGTTGGGGTACTGCGCGCTGAGTTCGAGCCACTGGTATTGCTTGCCGTCATCATCTGGCGTGGTGCCCGGCAGGACCGTGTAGGTGTACGCGCCCTTGGAGAATGTCGGCGTAAGGTCGCCGGCTGATATGACATTCAGCACTTCTGTGACGATGTTGGCGCCACGGCTGTTGGTCAGCGCCTTGTTGTACAGTTCGATGAACGAAGTGTCGAGAGACAGCTTGCCACTCACCAAGTGCACCCGGTCGAAGACGCACATGGACAGTAGGGACGCGTCGAACGGCGTCAGCGAATCATAGAAGGCCAGACCGGTAGTCGTTCCGTTCTTGTTGTAGATGATGCTTGAGTCAAAGTATGCCCACGACCCGCCGGGGTGCGAGAAAAACACCGAGCGCGCATGCTTACGCATCTTGGCTTCCATGTCGTTGGCGTACGCGTAGAAGCCGAAACGCGGCGATGTGATGTAGATCATGTCGCCGTATTCACCGAGGACATTGAAATAGAACGCTTCCTGCGCCGTCGTCAGGGAGTAGGTGCCAGTCGTGTAGCCGAGGCCCTCGGACACCCAGTTGCGTATCGTGGCGTCCCAACTCGTCGCATCGTTCAGAGGCAGAAACTGCATGCCAGATTGAGACGCGCGTGAGTCGGAGACGGTCTGCTGCGCGGTACTCAGCTTCTGTGCGTCAGGTATCCCGGGCGGGTATAGCCACTCACGCAACTTGGCGAAGGTGTACACGGCGACCTGCGGGTGGGCTATGACCCAGTTGACGTTGATCGTTGCTGGCAACTTCCTGTGGAGATGGCCGTCGTCTGGGACGGTGGGGCCGGTACCTGAACTTCCTGCCGGGTAACCGGTACGCAAGTTCTGGACCACTGGGTTGGCCGACGACGTTTGGTTCTGAACAACGAACGACAGCGTGCGCATGTCGAAGTCGTTGAGGCGAACCATCGGTAGCGGTATGACGTCCTTGGCTGTAGTGAGGTTCTTGACGTACGTGGCGAACGGGAACAGGCCGGTAATGGTGGTATTATCCCAGTACAGCTCGTTGTCGACGACGCACAGGTCGCCGCGCGATGCCACGTTGACGGTGCCGCCGTACGGGTCCGGTATGTCGTGCCACACGTACCCGGCGAGCATGGTTGCGAATTGAGCCGTTTCCGGGTCGCGAACCACCGTGGTCTCTCCGCTGACTGAGAAGTCTTGCGGATTGGGACCGGTGATCGTTATTGCGATTGTGCTCTCCACCAAGCCGGGTGCGATCAGGTATCGAGTCGTTCCGGTATCGCTTCCGAGCGTGATGTTCTGTGCCCCGCCGTAGCCGCTGTTGAAGAGGATATTGGTGAAGGCGTCTGCCGGCGTGCCCATGGCTCCCGGCAGGCCAGTGAAGTAACCACCATCGTAAGCAACCTCGACTCGCTTCCAAACCACGGCGCACAACCTAGTGCCGTCGGGGTGCGGGTGCCAATCGTAGTCTGGGTACTCCACTAGCGGGTCGGTACCGTTGGCAGCGAAGAAGGCCTTGAACGATCCGGCCGGCTGGAAGACCCATCCCGGAAATACCGGAGCCACACCCTTGACATACAACGGATCAATGTTGTCGTCCGTCTTGGGGCCGCGCTCGCCAGATTTTATTACCGACGTAGGGAACACCCAGAATTGGTTGAAGGAGTCGACGTAAATCGCAAACTCTCGCGTACCGAATGTTGGGTCGGTAACGACTTGGATGGCGTTCGCGCGCGGCCAGTCTGACGCCCCAGCTAGGTATGCGTATCGAATGAACTGTTTGCCGTAGCTGAAAGCGAACGGCACATCGTACGAAACATCGCGCTCAACGTTGGATGACGCACCGCCGTCGATAGATGGTTGCGTGCTGTAACTCTGGATGAACACCCCGGTGTTGGAGTGCATCGGCGCCCACGACTTGTAGAGCAGTCGCGGGAATGGACCGGCGGTCTTGGTGAGCGGCGTGGTGATGCAGGCGTTCGGCTCGTTAGCCAAATTGACCTGAGCCTGCTGCCCGAGAAGAGAAACCTGAGACGTGTCCAAGGTGCGCTTGCCGCCAAGGATTTGCGGGTCAGTCGTAACCACCCCATTCGCTACCCCGAGGTCAACGCCGACCACAACAGCCTTGAATGACTCACTCGGACCGCTGATGTCGTCGGTGACCGTTCCGGTAACCACCGGCTTCCCGGTGGCGAAGAATTCGAAGTACGAACCGCCGGTGGCCGTGATATTGATGAACTGTTGCTGGCCGTTCTGGCGCACCCGGATGTCGTATCCGGGCACGCTGAACGATTGCGCGAAGTTGCCTTCCTTGTCGAGCGCCTGTAGCGCCCTCAGTCGAGAGAGCGCGAACGGCAGATACAGCCCAGCCCCCGATCCAGAAAGCAACTTGTGGATCAGGGGCATGGGCTTAGTTCGGTTGCACTTGCTGGTTGAAGACGTTCACCGGTAAGGTACCGCCGCTTCCTGCGATGGACACGCTGCCGACCAGCATGTCGGCGTTCGACGTGCCGATGGTACCCTGAATGCGTGGGTACGTTGTGGTGTCGGCGCCATCAACGTCAGCGTGGACCACGAGTCGATAGAATGACGCGCTGGCCGTGCTCCCTGTGTTCGTCCCGATCCACGTCTCCGTGTTGGTCTGCGCCAACAGCCCAGCTGAGGCTGCGGCGAACTGGAGGTACGGGTTGTTGGCCCCCACCGCAGTCTTGACCACGCAAAGAACGGTGGCCGGTGAGACGGCGGCGTCTGCCGTAGCCGGCACGGTGCCGGTGTAGATTCGCAGCTCCATCGTGGTACTGAAGGCCGCCTTCAGCGACCCGGTACCGGCGATGTAGTTGGCGAGGTAGGTGGACATCATTTCAGCCATGGCTGTTTCCTTTATTGGGCACTAAGAGGGCTAATGCCCAATATCTTAGGCGAGTGCTGGTTGCGGTGGTTGGTTTGCAACGCCCTTTTGGCCCTGATCTTGTCCTTCGTTTCTTTGGACACGATGCGGCCGGTCATGCGCTGCCTGACTTGTTCGCCAATTTCTGGCGGGCGCTTTACTCCGGTGTGTGACCTACTCATCTTGGCGCGCGTTTCCGCCGAATGCCTACCGCCAAAACCGGCCCTAGCAATCGCCGCCATGTTAAATCCGAAGGCCCCCTCTGCTGCGCGGTAGCCGTCGATACAACGCTGCTCATACATCAAGAGGTTTTCCTCGGAACAGATTAACAACTTCTTGAACGAAAACGCCGCCGCACCGTGCTTGGCCCACGCACGTTGCAAGTACGACGAATCGGCGATTCCATGCCCCAAACGACTGCGGTGATAGCGCCAGCGACGCTCGATGTCGTTAGACGAGCCAACATAGCGTCGCCCGGACTCCGAGTGCTCAATGACGTATATGCCGCAAGTCATTGATTAAGAAGGTGGAAGTGTAAATTGCCAGACGTCGATGGTCGTCGGTGCGCCGGTGACGATGTTGACGCTGGAGAGGTTGAGGTCTCCGCCGGCGGTTGAGACAGCGCCATCGAGACGCGGGAGCGTAGTCGATGATGCGTCGCTGTCAGCTGCGTTGCCTTTGAGGCGAAACCATCCGGCCGTTCCGTTGGCCAGACCGGTCATCTGCCACGCGTTCGAATCCTTCGCGACTACGCCAGCTGACGGCGCCGCTAGGTTCAAACCGTTGGTCGATGTTCCGAAAACGAATGCCCCGCCGGCCTTGGTGACGATGCCGAGCAGTGTTCCCTGAACGGCGCTGTCGGCGTTAGCCGGCTGCGGTCCCGAGTAGAGGTACATCACGCCGTTCGCAAAGGCCGTGGTCATGCCCGTGGCATTCAACATGCCGTTGCGAAGGCCGGTAGACAGTTGCACAGTCATGCGGTTCTCCTATCAATCGTAAGGGTTGAATGCAGCACCGCCACGTTGGACGGCTACTGCGTATCGACGTGTCCCATCGTCTTCTATTACCGTCGCTGCGGCAGAGAGGCCCGGCGGGACGCTGACCGTGCTCTCGTGTAGATTCTCGAACGGAAGCGCGCGACACAGGCCGCGCTTCGTCCAGAAGTAAAGTTTCGTTTTGTGCTCAAGCATGTTGTGGCCGGGGATGACTCCGTACGACGCCAGCAGCACAAGCTGGTCCTCGTCCCACGAGTAGATTTCTCGCTCGGTTCCGATGATGATGACGTCGCCGACACCCTTCTGTGTCAGCTTCTCGCTGGCGGTGAAGTGCGTCTCTCGCGAGCTGCGCATCTGTAGCACCTGACCCGGCACCAGAATGCCTTCGCCACCCGGATCGAAGTGATGGGCATTGAACGGCAGGCTGCGCCAGATGGCGGTGTAGTCTTGGCTCGGGTACCATTCGGCGGTGTACATGCGCGCGCCGTAGTACGTAGGCATGATGCCGCGCGGCTGGTTGGTGTTCCAGAACGGCAGCTCGATGCCAAGGTAGGAGTTGTCGACGTACGAAAGGTCTGTGCCGGCGTTGCTGGCGATCAGCTTGAACACCGAGTCGTCGCGCTCGGTAACGTAGACGTTGGTGGTGTATCCGTCGATCTGGGCGATGTTGCTTATCAAGATGCTGCTGTTAGAAGCCGTCACCTGCGCAACGACTACGTCTGAGTTCGACGACTCCAGCCCGCTTGGTGCGGTCACGGTACACACGATCAGGTACGTCCCGACGTCGAGAGTCCCACCCGGAACAACAGTCGCAGTAGGCGGGCTTGGGTCTGCTATCCCCCACGGTGTTGCGGCGCCGCCGTGAATCATCCAATAGTCCACCCCGTTCGAGAGGAATACCTGACCGTTGACTTCGTCGAAGTAGCACGGCGCCGTCGTCGACAGGCCAGTGGCCAGAGTTACGGTGGTCGCGAGATCAGAGTCGACACTCAGAAGCGATCCGTTGTCCACCACGAAGAGGCTCTGAAAGTCCTTCGTGAAGTAGGCTCCGGTACAGTTGGTGAGCGACAGCTTTGGGTGCCACCCTCGCATGCGGCGTATCGCGCCGCTGCGTGTGATGTTGACGTTGTCGGCCTGAGTAAGCCACGACAGGTCGAGTTTTAGAGGGTCGACGACAGTGTTGAGTCCCTTGAAGCTGGTGACCGACCGATCAACCTTATCCTGTTCGGTGTTGGTAACCTTCGCCGGCATCAATACACCCCGTCGTAGCCATCGTGGCCGTACTGCTCGCTGGAGTACATCTCATCCTGCGCGGAGTGCGCCTTGCCGAACTCGGCCTCGAACGCGGCGAGCGCGGTCTTGGCCTTCTCCGGGTCGTTGGTTTCCGAATCCTGCTTGCTGAAAGCGCGATACTTCATCCACTCGATCAGCTTGATCTGCCAGCGCGGGTTCAGCTCCGGGTCGATGGCGGTGGTTGTGCTCGTGGTAGTGCCGGTTGTCGTTAGTACCAGCTGGCGCATCGGGTTGAGCGGCTCGCGCAGAACGCGCAAGTTGACCGCGTCCGCTGCCGGCGACGGCGAGCTGAACCAGAGCTGTCCGGCGGTGTAGTCTGGGCACCACGCGATGATGTCTCCGCCGGCAGTGGCTCCTGTGTTCCACCCCGGCAACATGCGGTCGAGGTCTGCGGCGAACGCGCGGGGAATTGGCTCCGGCTTCGAGGCGATGTTGAGTTGCTTGACGAAGATGATGCGCGGGTCAAGCGTGATGAACTGCGCGTTCTGGGCCAGCGTGTACTGGCAAATGGCAGCAGTAGATGCGTCCTTGCCGAGCCGAGCGCGACGAAACGCCTCGATCTGGGCCTCGTTCGCCCAAGTGGTCAGGATGGAATCTGACCACAGGGGCGGATTCTTGAGGTCGTCGGCCTCGTCGCGAAAGGTCGAGATAAGGTCGACGAGTTGCACGTTACACCATCAGGCCAGCCGCGCGCAACGACGCCACGAGATCGGCGGCGAAGGTTGGCGACGCAGGGTCGACGGTTGCTGCCGGGGTAACCGCTGGCCCGGCAGGTCCTTGCTGGCCGGCTACGCCGTCCGCCCCAGTCGGGCCTTGCGGGCCAGCTGGGCCAGCTACTCCGACCGCGCCAACCGCGCCATCAGCGCCAGCGGGGCCAACTGGCCCAGCAGCGCCGTCGACACCAGCAGGGCCAGCAGGACCGGCGGGGCCGGGTACCGTCGAGTCAGCGCCGGCAGGACCGGCAGGACCAACCGCACCATCCGCGCCAGCTGGGCCGACGGGGCCTGCGGGACCGGCTACCGTGCTATCGGCTCCAGCGGAACCCGGCTGCCCGGTGGGGCCGGCGGGACCTGCTGGGCCTTGCGGGCCTGCAACTGTCGAGTCCGCTCCGTTCGGGCCGGCGGGACCTTGCGGACCTGCTGCGCCTTGCGACCCGGAGGGGCCTACGGGGCCTGCTACGCCTGCCGGACCAACCGGTCCTGTGGCGCCAGCGGGACCTACGGCGCCATCAGCGCCAGCGGGACCTTGGGGGCCTTGCGGGCCAGCTGGGCCGGAGCCGGTACCTGTTCCGGTACCATCGGCACCCGGAGGGCCTTGGATACCTTGGGGGCCGGCGGGGCCGGCGGGGCCTGCGGGGCCTTGCGATCCGTCGCCACCAGCCGGGCCAAGGTCACCCTTGGGGCCGGGCACGGAACTGTCGGCCCCTGCCGGACCTTGCGGACCTGCGGGACCTTGCGGACCGGTAGGCCCAACTGGGCCGGGCACGTTCGAGACGCCATCGGCACCCACCGGGCCTGCGGGGCCTTGCGGCCCCATGATCCCTGCGCCGCTATCGCCACGGACACCGGCGTCACCCTTGTCACCCTTGGGGCCGGGCGGGCCGTCAGCGCCTTCTGGGCCAACGGGACCTGCGGGACCGGCTGGACCGGTTTGTCCCGGGTCACCCTTGGGGCCTACGTCACCACGCCCAGTCACGGACGGGGCATGGTCGAGAATGTCGTCCAGCGCGTCCTTGAGGTCTTGGTCGAGCTGTTTGTTTGCGATGTAATATCTCATGTTCGTCCTTGGTGAGCGTGCTGCGTTACAGACCGGCCGTGGAGATTCTCTTCCACGCGCCCTGAGAGGTAGCGGTAGCGTTAGTCAGGCAGATGTATACAACCCCACCGGCTTGGGCCATGTCCCCGACCGTGCCGACGGTTCCGGGAACCGTTGTGACGCCGCCGGAGAATGTTGCGGCGCCGGCAGTCATGTGCGCCGACCCTACCAACGTCAGCGCGTTACCTGCGGCTCCAGCAACTTTGGCGGTCAGCGTGACTGCGTTGCTCGTGACGGACGCCGATGACGACACCGTTGGGTGTGCGGCGGCAACCACATAGTCGGTGCCGGGAGTGCCGCCACTGTTGTTGATGGCGCGCGCCAAGTTCAACAGAGAAGCATCGGCATTGGCTCCGCGCTTTACGTCGCCCTCAACGGCGGCTGCCGTCTGAAAAGTGTAGGTCTTGCCGTTAACCACAACCGTGTCCAGTGCGGTGACGTTGGTTGCGTTGCCGTCCGTCAGGGTGTTGGTGGCAAAGACATTGGCCACGTAGTCGACGGGGGCGAACGCGCCGACGGACTTTAACTTGCCGTCGACGTAATCTTTGACGTTCTGGTCGAATCCGAACTGGTATGACATGCGTGTTCCTTACGGTGTGAGGAGATTCTTGACGGTGCCCCAGCCAACATACGCACTGCGAATCGCCTCCCACACTACTGCTGGGGACAGCTCGAACTGGCACATGGCGGTCTGGGTCTCTTGGTCCTGCGGGCAGTGCGACCTGTCGTAATGGAGCATGTGACATGGGTAGCACGGAGTGGTGACGCTGAAGACTGGCTGCGTATTAACCCAGTCGCGCGATAGGTTCTCGTGGCTGGAGTGGCTCAGGAATACAACCTTGGCCATGGAGTCGAAGGCGACAGCGTTGAGGATGCCGGTCTCCGGGCCAACGACGAGGTGGCAGTGCTGCGCGAGAGTGATCGAATCCCTGATCTCCATAGTTCCGGAGAGGCATGAGATGCGCGACTCGTTCTGCCAGCCGCCCTCTAGTATGCGGCAGGCTTCATCACCGTTGAGGATGATGTGGATGTTTGGTATCTCCAGCAACATGCGCGCGATGATGGCGTCCATGTGCGGGTAGGTCTTGTGGACTGACGATCCGGCCAGCGCCCAGAAGACCAAGAACGGTTCCTTGGAGCGGTGTAGCGGTGGCGTGTCCTTGTTCACCACGGCGCGCACGCGCGCGACGAACTCCTTGGCCTTCTCCGTCTCTTCGTAGCTGGGGTAGAAGTGGTACTCTGGGTGGAACTCAAGTGCGGCCACGTCGGCCATGAACTTGAGGTAGTTGATGTTGTTGCGCGTGTGGCGCACAGCCTTCGGCCACCGATAGGCGGCACTAGCCGGGTGCGAGAGCAGCGTGCCCTCGACCGTTTCGCACAGGTTAATGTGCCGGTCGAATCTCTCGCCGATGTCTTTCCAGTAGCGGATCAGCTCGCCGTTTGGTACCTGATCCCTGTCCTGCACCATGAAGGCGTCTACGTTAGGATCGTGGCGCAGAAGAACCTCGCCATCCGGGTGGCTGCTGAGGGTGACGTGATACCCCTCGCGCTTGAGCTGACCCAGCAAGGACGCCGTCTGAAGCATGTCGCCAATCGCGCCGTAGCGCGTGACGCATACCGTCTTTTGATCTGTGGAGCACGGACGGGGGTCTACGTTCTCCCACACACCGTCGCGCCATTGGCGCACCTGCAACGCTACGGTCTGCGCCTCGGCGTCGACCCACGTCGTGCGGACAAAGTATCCGCCATCGCGGAGCAGCTTCTCGACCGTCTTGTCGGACACGTCGATCTCGCCCCACTGGTACACGAAGTCCAGTGACCCCTCGATGAAGTCTTCGAGTTTCTCGAACGACTCTACCGTGAAGTCGGCCTCCATGCCCTCCGGCATCTCCGCGTCAACCTTCTCGCGGACGCCAATGAAATGTGGGAATGCCTTCCACGGACCACGGCCTAGGTCGAGACCCTTGCCGCGAGTGAAAGGCACCACCCGGTACTTCGTTCTTACCAGCAGCTCAGGACCCCCTCCGACCCTGAGCACGCTATTCCTTCAGCTCGTCAGCGAGGACTCCGCCTTCTGGCTTAGCGGCTGCCGTCTTGGCGGCCGGGGCGCTGGTCTTCTGCTCCGCCAGCTTCTTCCCGCTTGAGTCTACTGGGTACTCTCCGCTCGGGTGCCACGTGTAGCCACCCTGCACCGGAAAGCCGTGCGTTACGCCGCCAAGGCTTTCGCCATAGGGCAATGCTTTATTCAAAGGCATGCTTCCCCCTCTCGTTAAATTACCGGCCGGTGTAGTCTTGGCCTGATCCAGTCTTCGGGTCGTGGACGAACTTCGCGAACTCGTCGCTGACCGGGCTGGTGTCGTCGTTCGCGGTGGCAGACGTGCTCGACACCTTGTCCGGCGATTCGCTGCCTGAACCTTGGTTGGCGTCGATGTCGGACATCGAGTTCTCTTCGTGCTTGAACTTGTCGAACATCGGGTCGCTCTGCGCCTCGCTGCCAAAGCCTCCGGCGCGGTTGATCGCATTCTCGTCGACGCTCATGCCGTCGAGCCAGATAGGCGCCGCCGTGCTCGGGAAGCTGGTGCCCATCTTCGGGCTGTCGCTCGACTTGTCGCCGCGCGCCAT